GAAAATTTAGAAAGTATTTTGGCACCTCAATCGCTTGTTATTATTTTTAGTTTGTTTACATTTTTTGCTTTAGAAATTGGTATTAATGACAGAGGACAATCATTGAGTGGATTAATATGGATGACAATTACAGCTGTTATTATCCAAGTATTTTACATTAAATCAAATTATTGCTTAACACCTGAGTTTTATTGGAAAAATACTTTAATTGTACCTTTTGTATTTTCACTTCTGATTGGTGGTATTGTAGGAGGTCTTGGATGGACCGCAAATTATTTTATTTTTAACAAAGCTCCTATGGAAGAATTTACATCTCCAATCTTACCAAAAGTAGGAGATTCTACAAGTGGTAAATCGGGAACAGATGATGATAGTCAATTTGTTTGTGAAGCATATAAAAATGGTGAATTAGTCACCTCTACGATTGCTGAGTAGTGTTTTTTATAAAATTTAAAGAATTTTGCATTATTTTAAAATAAGGTGTGATCGATGTACGATCTGTACATTTTTCTGAATAAATATCTTTACCAACATCATTTTTAACAGTTACTACAAGGCATGGAATTGGTCCAACACCATATCTCTGAATTAGATCAGTTTTAGTATTTCGAACATCTACTGATACCCATTCTACGGTTGGAAATTCTTGCGACATTTCAAGCATACTTGGTTTTAGTCTCATACACGGAGCGCAGTCAGCTCCCCAAAAGTGATAAGCTACAGATTTCATTCGTCTTTTGTTATTATAGCAGATCCTGTTATTAAATGATTTGCTGAAACCAGACGATACTGATTGTTTCTATGAAGTTTCTGTTTAACGACTTCAAATCCGTTTTTCTTAACAGTTTTAGATAACGCAGATATAAGTGCTGAATTTAAAGCAGAAGAATCCAATTTATCTAAATTAAGTTTACACCATTCGATAATGGTTCTTTCCGAAACAGGAGGACCCATTAATTGAAGAGGACATGACGGAATTGGACTTTCAACATTGCTTTGTATAACTTTTACTTCTTCTTCAGGATGAAGTACATGGACTGCCATCTTATCTACAATTTCATTATGTTTACTAAATTCGTCTGATCCACCAGTGTGAGCAGCTACATGAATAATCATATATGATTTAAATTTCGCTAAGTTACGTGATGTTTCTTCAATTAAATCACGATGTTTTACTGGTTCACCTCCCGAAGTTTTCCAATCATTTTTGATCCATCCTTGAATCCATTTTGTTAGGCAATCTTTTGAATACATTGAATCGGTATAAATTTTAAAATCAACATCTCCTGGTGTAAATTTAGAAAACACAATTCGAACTGATTCGGCAATAGCCATCATTTCTGCTCTTTGATTGGTTTGAACATCTTCATCAGGTACACGTTTTGCTATTGAAAGTTCTTTATTTTCGGGAAACCAGCATGCGTATGAAGCACGAGCTCCTTTCTTACCATTTCCTTCACAGGCACCGTCAGTGAATACACGAATAGATGTCATATTTGTTTTAGGGTTGGTATATGAAAGTGTGATGAAATTCGTTTTGTAATACAACGACTTTGGATAGCTGGTTGTATTACAGTTGGGTCTTCAACGTGAAACCAAACTCGTGATCTAAATGACTTTTGTTCTAATGAACGTCTAATCATTTGTTGACAAGCATACGTTAAAAATTCAGAATGCCATATAAGCAAAATACGAAACCTTGTTGAACGGCGTTTTGGAATTTGATTAATCCAATTGTCAAACCATGAAGAAAATGTATCTACTGAATTCATTTCTGTTGCGTCTATTTCATAAAATTCACAGGTGGAATCATGTTTTATTTTGTAGTCCACCCATAATTTTTGAGTTTCAATATCATTCAAAGGTTCAAAAAATAAATAATGAGGAGGTGGAAAAAGTACTTCCATTATTATTCTACTTTTTTAATCCGTAGATGGTGATACGATCCTCAAAATTGGAGTTTCAGCAGAAACAATGTAAATACTGTTTTCAGTCATTACTATAAAACAATTCTCGCAGCGAAAAACCGACTGAATAGTCGATGTGTATTCGTCGTCTGATTTAACAAGATATTTGGTATTATCCTTGACACCAATAGAACATTTCTTCTCAAGACTGTCTTGATAGTAATCAAAATATAGAGGTTTATCCTCTGTCATTGAAAGTTGTGCCGCACGTAGTAAAACGGTTGCTGCTGGTAAATTAGCCATTTGTTCTATATCCTGGTTTCGTCTTCATTCTTATTGAACGCATTTGACCGTGTCTTCCAACTTAAATTTTGATCGCATGTTTAAATTTTTTAGTTCCTCTTTTGGGCTCTTGAGTATAGTATCAATACCATTTTTAAGAATAGTTCGCAATGATAGAGATGTTTTAGGAATCAACTTTGCGGTTTCAGCAAGAAACTCAACAAATTGTGTTACATTCTCCTCTACTTGTGGACTTTTTACAGAACGAACAATATCATCAAGATCTTTGAGAACAAGAAGAATTGATTTTTCTACAATTGTTTCAGCAATCAATTCATGGTTGTAAAGATATATAATAAACTTGGCATAACCACGTCTTTTATTCTTTTGCGTTGACCATTCAATGACTTTGCTGTCAAATAGTGGGTCATCTGATCCCGGAAACACTGCTGTTTCAGTCATATTGTACAGTTTTGGAAACATTTCAATTTGACTACTTAAGTCATCTGGAATATCTGGAAAGACATTCGACAGACGCTTAGCAAATTCAGACATTACGGCAGCATACGCATTTTGAGTAATTGCTTTATCAAATAGAAGCATAGTTACACGTAATCGAAATTCATTGTCACGTTTTTGAATGTACACAATGGCATCATTTGAAAGTTTTTCCATATTCGAAGAAGTTAGTTTGTTTAAAATGCTAAATATTTCGGAATATTCTGGGTCTTCACGTTCTTTTACACGTCTTATTACCTCTACAAGAGCTTTCTCTCTCCAATTTTCTACAACTGCTGGTTTATTATTTCTAAATCCGTTATTTTTTACATGAATAGGTCTAATAGGTTTGTAAACTACCGGAACAATTCGGAGTTTCGCAATATTACTTTGTACCATTTGGGGCAAAGGAAGCTTCGCACCAAATCGAACAGAGTATACATTTTCTACGGTCAAAGTCATTTGTGGTTTTATTATTCTAATAATATGAAAAACGAATCCATTTTTAATAATAACTTTTTATATTCAAAAAATGGAGAAACAACCTTTCCAATATTCTTGGGTTCTATGGTATCATGATCCCGACAATAAAGATTATTCAATTAAAAGTTATGTAAAAATTGCGGATATGAGTAATTCGCAACAGTTTTGGACAGTAATCGATTCTATTTCTAAAGAAGCATGGGAATCGGGTATGTTCTTCTTTATGAGATATGGCTTCGAACCACTTTGGGATTCACCTGAAAATGAAGCAGGAGGTGCTTGGTCTAAAAAGATTGAATCGTCAGACATTCATAATGCTTTTGTAGACATGATGGTTCATTGTGTCACAAATCAACTTATGGTGAATCGCAAGGAAACTCTTGTGGGAATCACTGTATCACCAAAGGGTCCATTCTCAATTCTAAAAATTTGGAATACTACAACAACTGTATCTACAAATGATTACTTAAATAAAGAAATGAAATATATAAAAATCGGAGATGATGTTACGTATACCGCTCACAAAGCTCGTCCCAAGTAAATATAATGCAGATAATTCTGGATATTAACCGAGAAGCTATAATTCAAAAAATGGCATTATTTTTGAATAATACAGTTTCATTCTTATATAGATGGTTAACAACGGACGGTGAAGTATTAGGATATATTTTAGGAACTATTCATTTTATTTCAACTATTTTTATTTTTATTTGTGTTTTTGTTTCTCATACAATTTATCCAGTATTTTGGTTTCAATGTCTAATATTTATTTCATTATTTTTAATATGGATACAACATGTATTTTTAAAAGTTTGTGTAGTTGTTGTAGCTGAAATAGGTTTGACTCAAACTCATTCTCCATATTATGAGATCATGGGAGGTGTATTACATAATTTTTTTAATATAGAAATGACTGATTTTGTTACATATTTACTAGTAGCAGAAACAGTTTGGGTTGCTTGTTTTGGACTTGAGCTTGTTTCTATAATTTCTTTACATTTTCAAAAACATTTAACTGGTTGAACAAGGCATCAAACATAGTTTAATGTCTCCTAAATTCGCAACTACATATCGAATCATCAAAAACCAATCGTTCTTCATATGAATTTCTAAATTATTACAAAGATTGGTACACTTGGTAAAAAGAACTAAATGAGGAAGTGAAAAATTACCTGTTACAATTTCATCTCCTTCTTTCTTTTGAATACTAAATTCATTTTCTCCATCACCCATTACAGTACTTCTTGACGCAAAATGTCCTTTACAGCCAAATGTCAAAGAAGAACCAACATTCTTAATTTCAACTGTTTTTGCTCCAAGTAGAGTCATATCACGACACATCTTTTGAAAATCAAGTGACGGCATGGTAATATGAGTTGAAAATTCAGTATCTGGTAATTGCATATCTGGTTCATCTCTATCAAGAAGATTCAACTTATAGCGTGTTACTTGCTTACGTTCTCCATCTTCGAGAAGAATTCCTAACGTATTAGGATCATCTTGTTCAACATAAAAAGTAATTGTATCATCATTAGTAGCAGTTCTTACAATACGGTAAAGATGATCTGTATTCACACCAATTATAAACTTTGGAGATTCATGTTCATATGCGTATTTCTCAAACTTATTGGCATACAATCTTAAATGGACAAGAACAGTTCGAGTGTTATCCATAGCAATCATTCGAATACCATCCTTATCAAAAACAAGACTCATTTCAACTAGAATAGATTTAAGAGCCTCCTTCAAAGTTCTAACAGCTCCTGTTTGAACAGTCTTGGCCTCGACGATGTACTTTGGCATTTTTTATTCTAAGGCTCGTTCGTCTAAAGTAGTTTCATTCCGCAATAAAAAATGGAGCAAAGCCCCTTTTTGTTTTTAATTATGTCTCATATTCATAGTCACAAAGTTTACATCTCCATATCGAGAAACTTATTCTCGCACCGTCCACCATTCTCTCTCCCCAGGCATAAAGCCACAGAGTAGTTGTTTTACTGTCGTTACAATGATCGCACATTTTGAAGGTTATATTTTTACTGTTGGAATGATTAATTTTTAAAATTCGTTTCGCAGAGTCAAACGCGTTTATGAGTTTACAATGAAAACAATGATAAACACAAATGAGCGAAACAGAGTCAGTAAAAACTCATCTTCGAGAGCACTTATCGGGACTTCTCATCCCCCCTGTTTCTGAAGGGTTTTGGAGCATTTATACGTCATCTAAACAGCTTTGTGAAAGCAACGGACAAATTGATCAAATTTTGCGTACTTTTCAAAACATGTTAACTCGTATTCCAGAATGGTCAGATTCTACGTTAACAACTGAGGTAGAAAGAATCATAAAGATTACAAAGTGTAACTATATCGATGATCTTCTGATGGGTGTTTTTATTTCATATATGAAATCTTTTGCCTCATTACATTACCGTGGTTCTTCATCTCAAATTAAAATTGAATTCGAACGTCCTAACTTTACAAAGTTTATTCATGAACTTTATAAGCATTCTGCTCGTAAGATTTGGCAAGTAGCTTATCTATTTAAGACTGTTGGAGTAAGTGCTGAACAACAAGCAAGAAATCGTCAGGATATTGATAAGATTGTTAGTGATTGTATAGAACAGGTAATACGTGCGTTTCTACCGTGGGAGCAAATCGCAAAGAATTACTTTATTGAAACACCTGTGGACCAGTCTATTCCACCTTCTGGTAATAAGTCTGTTATGTTCGAAGACCTATATGAGGGTGAATCTTCGGATGAGGAAGAAGAAGAGGAACGTCCTAAGATGGTATTATCGAGTCAAACAGAGTCAATTGAAATAAAGGAGTTTGACGCCCCCAAAGAAGAATCTAAGATAGTAGCTGTTGATCCAGAAGTCAATGTTCTTAATGAACTTGAATCAAAAATTGGAGATTCGCTCGTTCTAAATATGTAAGTTTTCACTACAAATCAACACAAATGATGCTTGTTATAACTTCGATAGCGGTCGCTTTGGTTGTGTTTATCCTGTATGCTCTTGAGCGCAAATCTAAAGATCAACCTATTAATTGGATTGATGCCGGAAAGCTTACCGTTTTTGGCGGACTTTTATCATCGGGTGTTGTTTTCGCAACAACTGGTGAACTTCCAGATGTAGTAGAAACAGTTACAAAAGTTGACATTCCTGCCGTTCAAGATATGTTTGTAGGAATTCCTACTTTTTAATCAATAATTAACATATCAGTAATTCCAACAAGACTTTCTACACCGTAAATAGGTTTGAGAAACTCAATCTCTCTACGTGGTACAGCACTCTCTCTGGCGTATCTTGCTATTGCTTTATACAAATGAAATCCATGGTAACGATCATGACGAGGTTCATTTTTTCCAAACATAAGTTCAGTTCCATCATCCATCTTAAGCCATCGTATAAAGAAATTAAATAATGTATTCATTTTGTATTCTTCATGTTTAGGTCCTTCTGGAAACAAATCCCAAAACAATGATGTAGCTAAACGAACCAAATCAAATGATGGATTTGGCTTTACACTTTGGAATTTATTGTTATAAAATGGTTCACTGTTATATTGTCCACCAGCTTCTTCATTAATAGAAAAATGATCACTCATAAATATTTTTGACTCTTTCATTCCTGAAAGGCGAACTGAAGTAACACCACGTTCGAAATCAATAATCTTAATCATGTAACCAAATGTAGGAACTTTATAGTATGAACCGTTACAATTATAATATAGGAACTCTTGTGGTGTTGCTACATACATAACATTATTTGAATGAAGATCATTATGTGTCAACCCAAAATTACGCTGGGCAAACGCAAGTGCGAACATAACTTGAGAAATCCATGCCAAATGTTTTTCAGTTTGTGGATTTTCAGTAATTAATTTGAATAATGTACCTTCACATTTTTCCATAACAGTTGTTTGAACTGGAACGTTTGAAAATGTTGCCCAAGCAAATGGTTCATCATCTTCTTCATCTTCAATAGAACCAGTCTCGTCTTCATCACAGTCACAAGATTCTACATTAAAAATATACGATGTAGAAACCGATGATGAATCGCTCATCGTTTCGTCTTCATTCGAATCTTCTATTAGCTGTTGAATATCTGCCAATTTAGTTTCATCATTATGTTCTGCGTCGATATCCTGTATATCATCAAGTTCAATAGCTTCTCCTAAAGTTAGATGAGGACGAGATGTACGAGTATGTTGAAATTCAATTGAGTCTCTAACATTGTCTGATAATTTTAATTCAAATGTTTTACCTATATTTGATCCAAACCAAGAATGATCAGCTAAGTCTTCATAATCATCTGAAATATTAATAGTATGATTTTTTGAAAGTCCACTAAACACTCCATAAACTTTAGGAAAATGTTGGCATTTTGATTGAGATAATACACTTGCTATTAAGCTTCCAACATAGGCAGCATTATGATGAGATTGAAGTTTTGATGAAACTTCTGTAGACTGTTCGCTTGAAGAAGGAAGTCCGATTGTAGTTCCATATTCACCCTGCATCCATTTGAATGGGCTTAGAATCATAGTAGTTTTACAATGAACATCTCTCTTTTCAAATTTTGAAGTATAAATTAATTCAGGAGATAATATATTACTTACCTCTTCATCAAGTCTTATACCATAGTCTCCTATCAATTCAAGATCATTTGTCTTAAAAAGAACCTCAAGTGATGGAAAAAAAGGTTGAATCGATTCTATATTCCAATGTGTAACAGCACTTGATCTAATATTTGAAAGAGACCACTTATGAAGAGAAAGAGGAATCGATGACGACTTTAGTTCTGTCTGTTTCCGCTTAAGCATATTATTATTTCATGTACAAATCAAAAGCAAAAACTTCACGCAGTATAATTAATATGAACTTTAACATTAAGAAATTTAACATCGAAATGTTAAAAGATCGGTGTGAAATCGATTCTAGAAAATCACCAATGATTGTCATTATTGGAAAAAAAGATACTGGAAAGTCTTTCTTAGTTCGTGATATTCTCTATCATACCCAAGATGCCTTTCCAATTGGAACTGTTATTTCTGGTACCGAGGTCGCCAATGAGTTTTTTCAACACATGGTTCCTTCCAAATTGATTCATGACAAGTATAAACCAGAAATAGTAATGAATATGATCAAAAGACAACTAAGTGTCAAGACATCACGTAATCAAGATAAAGGAAGATCTGGTAATTCTTCAATAGATCCTCGTGCTTTTCTAATTTTAGATGACTGTTTATATGATTCTACTTGGATTAAAGAAGAATCTACTCGTTACGTATTTATGAACGGTCGTCATATTGATTTAATGACAATTATTACTATGCAATATCCTTTGGGTATTACACCTAATTTGCGTACAAACGTTGATTTTGTATTTATTCTTCGTGAAAGTATAGTTAACAATCGCAGACGTATTTACGATAATTACGCAGGAATGTTTCCATCATTTGACATGTTTTGTCAATTTATGGATCAATGTACTGAGAATTTTGAAGGACTTGTAATCTGCAACGGTGTCCAGTCGAACCGCCTTGAAGATCAAGTGTTTTGGTATAAAGCTTCTGATCATCCACCTTTTAAAATGTGTGATGATTCACTATGGCATGATAACAAACCATTCTCAAGTACTATGTTAGCATCAGATGATTATAATGCTGAATCAATGCAGAAAAAGAATAAGGGTCCATGGGTTCATGTTAAAAAGACTACTTAAAAGTGTTTATAGGTCACGAATAGCTCCTTCTGTTGGGTGAACAGGACGAGAAATAGCATCAGATAATTCATCTGCCTCTACAAGACCTGCTTCCTTCTTGGCATCTTCGAGAGCCTTTCTGCGACGTTCCTCATTCTCTTTCTTTTGCTTTTCAATTTTTAATGTCTTCTCTTCCTCAAAGAAAATTTCACGATTTACTTCATTTTCCTTGTACTTTCTCATCATCTCATTGAGCTCCTTCTCAGCGTATTCAACTTCAGGCATCAAATGTTCAGATGGATCCCAAGGTAACCAGCAACCAACCTTTCCAACATACAAGCTGTCCTTTGGATAACGACGTTGTAGAACCTTAGCATATTGTTGACACTCTTCAAGGTTAGCAAATGTACGACGAACCTTTACACCACGAACATTTGTTCGAAAGTTAACTTTCTCAGTAAATTCTGTTTCGAGTTCCTTCTCTTGCTTGAGCAAAAAAACCTGATATTGTTCGTGAACATCAGTTTTCTTAACCTCATCATTGTGAACCTTAGTAAATTCAGCCATATCTGCGAAAAGATCCTCAATCTTCAATGAATACTTCTTTGCGATAAAAGCCATAAGATGCTCCATACCCTTTACCTTCCAATCATAGTCCATCCATTCAACAAACTTTTCGTTAATAAACTCATTTTTCTGCTTAATGATTTTCTCAGGGCTTAAGAATGAAATTACACAATACCTTTGCGTCGGAATCTCTGGGTCCTCATCAAGATAATCAATTAAGGATCCATCGTCTTCAGTCTTAGGAAATGTTTCGATTGGCATTTGTTTATATTAGACAATCAACTATGAAAATAGTTTTTTAACGACGGCGACGACGACCTCCTTCTTCACTCTTTACAAATGGATTGGGGCCTCGTTCAGGGCGTGGACCAGTATTTCCAGGTAATATCTGTTTTCTTATGTTTTCTACAACAGGAGCTGGTGCTATTTTAAGTCTACGTGCCAGAACATCAGAACATTGAAATTGAACAATTAAAAATAGACGAACGAAAAAGTTCAAAGTAGTAACAGCATACATAAAATCATAGGATTGCCATACTTCACCCTTTGTGGTGGCTGGTGTCAATTGTACAGCAAATACAGAGAAAAAGATATCCAAAGCTATTCCTAAAATAAGAACAAATGTTCCAATTATCTTAAACACATCACCATGTTTATCATAACGAATTGCGTAAATATAATAAAGAAGATAAAGCGTTAACAAAATATTCATAATTGTTCCTCCTACAACAAATCCAGCATCTACTTCACGTCCAGCTCTTCCTGTACTATCGTTAATGTTTGCTTGTTGAGCTGTATAAGCTCCATACATTTGCATCATATACGTAGCAACCGCCCATACAAGAGCAACTGTTGTTATTACTGTCTGTTGAATACTCATTTGTTATTATATTGAAGTTTTATATTTGGAACGCATTTTCCAATACCAAGTGTTTGTTGCATCATAATAGGAGCTTTACACCCTGAACAAGGGCATTTTTGATGTTCGTGACCAAGTATATGTCCGACCTCGTGAGACACCATATATTGACGATAATTTTCAATTCCTTGACCACTTTTTATAGAACCGCGAAACCATCTGTCTGCGTTTAGATATATATTATGACCACCAAGTTCAGCACAAGATAAATTGGATGGTAGATCACATAGTTTAGTAACTGTTCTTGGAGATGCTAAACGAATAAGAATCTCTTCTTTTTCAGTCACAGGTTCAAAAAAATATCCATGCTTTGCCCATCCATCGGGATCATTTAAATAAGCTGTAATGGCAAGCGAGATTGCCTCTGGATCTCTAATAAAAAATTTCTTCTTTACATCTTCGTCTATAACGATGCGAAATGTTTTACGCATATCTACTTTAGAGGAATATTTTCTCTTGTAAACTCTATAAAATGCCTGAAGCAGCAAAGCCAACAGCAGGATATATGGGTATTGATATGGGGGATCTTCTAACTCGGGTTGTAAAATATGTATTAGAAGGTCTAGCTGTTGCTATTGCCGCGTTTATGCTACCCGGAAAAGTCATGAAGCTTTCTGAAATTGGAATGATCGCATTGGTCGCAGTAGCCACCTTTGCCATTCTTGACGTTTATGCTCCAAGTATAGGCGCATCAGCACGAACTGGTTCAGGTTTTGGAATCGGTGCTCATTTGGTTGGATTCCCATAAACCATTTTCTCTAAAGTATAGTTATTAACTAAATGATTCTAAAGAAGAAAATACCAAAAGCGTTGAGAGAACAAGTTTGGATTGTCCACGCTGGAAAAGTATTTGAATGTAAATGTTTGACAGATTGGTGTAACAATACTATGACAGTATTTGATTTTCAATGTGGTCATAATGTTCCCGAGTCAAAGAAAGGTAAAACTGATATTTCAAATTTAGTTCCTATTTGTTCAAGATGTAATTTATCAATGAGTAATCAATTCACTTTCACAGAATGGTGTAAGCAAAGTAAGGCTACACCAGTAGAAACGCCAGCTACATGGACAAAAATAGTGTCCAAATTTTTCGGTATAACGGGAACTGGTACAAAATCAACCCAAAACCCTACGAGCCGACTACCCAAACATTCAAAATTGCGTACCATCTTGCCAGAGCTCCAGAAAAAAGCCCGGAAGAAGTCTACAGAATCTACTACGAAGAAAGACGAAAAGAAATGAAAGTTTTATATCCGTCATTTCTTAAGGATGTGGACTGAAGCATTAATCGCATTAGTTATAGCAGTATCTATTATTGGAATTTATTGGTTAGTAAGAGGCTATCCTCCTGGTGTTTCCACCTATCAAATGCCTCCACTTATGCCAAATGGTATTGATCCAGGACAGGCAAAGTTTATGTTCTTTTATACACCATGGTGTCCTTATTGTAAAACAGCTCAACCCACGTGGGCATCATTAAAAGAAACATTAAAGAATACACCTTCAACATATGGAGGTCATACAGTTGTATTTGAAGAAATCAATTGCGATTCAGATAAAGGAAAAAGTGCTCTTTACAAGATAGAGGCATATCCAACTTTCAAATTAGAAACAGATAATAAATTATATAATTTTAAAGGAAAACCATCGGTTGATGGACTTGATAAATTCTTAATACAAGTTCTTGGACAAAAGAAACCGGTGTAATCTATTAGATGTATGTTTGAACATATCGGCAATATCCATATTTTCTAAATCAGACGTTGATGTTAATAGTGGATAAATTAATGGTAACGTACACGGTGATTTTTTAGTACGACCATCTGCTTGTCGAGTAGCAATTGATAGTAAATCATAAGCAAAATCAAATGGTGAAATTGAATCAATTGTTTCGGCTGTAATTCTAATAGCTCGCGGTCGAGGCAATGTTAATATCAATGTATCATCTGAAGTAGGAACAATTCCATAAATATTAGGACTAAAAAAGTCACCGTCTACATAGACTTGATTGTAAAGAACTTGAGGCTTAAATACTCCTGGTACACAACATGAGCATTTAATAGCTTCCAATAAAGGAACATTTTTCGAAAAAATAGTAGGTTTTCCCTTAGTAACATTTGATGCCACAATAAATAAAGGCATCTTTGCGTCACCAATTAGTTTATTTCGAATATCTAATCCTGCTTCATCAAATACTTCACATATAGTTTTTTCTAAATAATTCATTGAAAATAAACCTTTTTTTGAAAGACATGATGCGATATCAAAGAGCCCGATAGATGGAATGAAATTTTTAGTAGACAAATGTTTTTTAGTTAATTCGGGAAGTTTTTCAATAGGAAGACCAAACGCAATATATGTTCCAATAATAGATCCGATTGACGATCCATATACACCCTTCGGAAAATCAAGAGGTTGATGTTTTGATAATTCTTGTAAAGCTCCGACATGTAGAATACCCTTTATTCCACCTCCGCTAAGACCGAGCCGAGTAAAATGCCTTTGCATTTTTATATAAGTAAAAGTAGAATGCTGAGAGCAACAGACGTACTACAGGAACAACAGCAACGGAGAGATAATAGAATGGCTGCTATGACTCCCGTGATTGCTCAAATTCAGGCAAAAATAAGACAACAGGCAATTCATAACACAAACGCTCCGTACATTTTATACGATGTACCTACTTACGTTTTTGGTTATCCTCTTTTTTCTTTAAAAGAAGCTCTTGAATATTTGGTTGGTGAATTCTCTAAAGCTGGTTATTGGGTATGGGTTGTAGAATCAAAATATTTGTTTATTTCTTGGGTGAAAGCTGTAAAGACTCGAGATGGTGGAAAACCAATTTTAACTACAAATTACCGTCCTCAAGTGTACGACCCATCTTCCATAGTATTTCTCCCAGATGAAAGATAAGGATGAAGTCAATGAGAATGTCTTATAGTGAAATGGCTCGCGTTACTATAAACGCATCATTATTAGCTATATTTTATACGTTATTAGGTGTTTTTGTTTCGTTTATTCTGTATTATATATTTGACGAATATGACGACAATTGGAAAAAACGTTCAATTGGATTTCAACTTGCTGACGTTTCACTTGAAATTTCTATATTATCACTTGTTGCCTTTTGGAGCGCACATCTGATTGAATTAGCTCCTCCTGTTTTTCATGTAAGAAAGGAGCTTGATTTATTGGTTGATGGATATATTTCAGGAATTTTTTATGTTTTTGCTGTATTTGTTTTTATGAATGATTTAACTGAAAAATTAAAGTTTATATTCGATACTTCATTCGGAGATCATTTTACAAAGATATTTCCACAACATGGTTCTATTATAGATTTATCATTATCTTATACTCCTCCGCGTAAAACGAATGAAACTAAAACTGTAGAATAGAAACACCATGGATTGTAATCACTCATTAGTTGTTGATGAAGGTCAACATGTATGTCAAAATTGCGGAACTGTATTTGATCAATTAATTGACGAAGGTGCTGAATGGCGAAATTATGAAGATGTAAAAGGCGAAGATCAGTGTCGAACGGGTTTTACAACCTCTGAACTTTTACCAGAATCTTCATATGGGTCAATAGTTTCATTTAAAGGAATTTCATCAAGCAATGTTTCTATGAAAGCAGTACAACGTTTATCTTCGTGGTCTTTATCTTCGAATAGTGAACGTTCATGGATGGGAATCTTTGATAACATTCAGCTTTGTGGAAATAAAGTAGGACTTCCTAAATCAATTATATTCGACGCATGTTCATTGTACAAAGGATTAGAAGAAGCACAAAAAGTAAGAGGTGAAACAAGACGTGCTCTTATGGGAGCAGCTTTATTTGTATCATGTCGTAATCATCAGGCTCCAAGAAGTCATGAAGAAATCGCAAATTTATTTAATGTAAATATTCGAAGTTTATGTAAGGCAGTTACACATTTTATTCAAACTGAAAATACTGTATTAGATACTCAAATTGGTATAGCAGAAAGATTATGTAGTAATCTTCACTTAAATGATGAACAACGTGAACGAATTATGGATCTACTTTATGAAATTTCTACCAGATCTGAAGATGAATTTGAAAATACACCAAAAACAATTGTCGCTGGTGTAGTTGCTCATATTATGGGTTTAAAAACAAAAACAGGCGTAAAACCTGTATCAGACGCTTCAGGAGTTTCATGTCTATCAATTCACAAGCTTGTTCAAAAACTTAACTAGTTGTTACGCATATTTCACCTGTAGTTGAATTATAATATAATTGTTTGAATCCAGCACCTGATAAATTACTTGTTGTATCGCCACGAATAGGTTTAATAACACATGAACTGGCAGTTACATTTGATAAATATGAACCGGTTGCATTAATAATAATAGAATTTGCAGCTTGAGCAGCACTACTAGCAGCAACAAGATTACTTGTACCTGCGTATTTACCAATTGCTATTGCGTCAGCACCTTGTGAATTAATAGCAGCAGTGTTTCCAATGGCTACTGCGTCAGCACCTTGTGATACTTGACAACTCCCTGATCCAATAGCTATTGATCTATTGCCTTGTGATGAAGCTCCAGTACCATTACCGATAGCTACCGCATAATCTGCTTGTGATGTTTTGCCAGCATTAATACCAATAGCAACACAAGCAATACCCTGTGATGTTTCACCAGCTTGGTAACCAACAGCAACAGCACCAGTAGCTTGTGATGTTTGACCAGCTTCACGACCAATAGCTACTGCTTCACTACCTTGTGATGAATTACCAGCAGTATAACCGACTGCTACCGAATTAGTAGCTTGTGATGTTTGACCAGCAAGACTACCAATAGCTACAGATAGAGTAGCTTGTGATGTTTCACCAGCTTGGTAACCAACAGCAACAGCACCAGTAGCTTGTGATGTTTGACCAGCTTGATCACCGATAGCTACCGATTGAGTAGCTTGTGATGTTTCACCAGCTTGACCACCAACAGCTACCGAATTAGTACCTTGTGATGTATAACCGGCTCCACCTCCAATGGCTATAGAATAATTACCTTGTGTTGTTTGACCAGCAGCAGGTCCAATAGCAATACAATAAGTACCTTGTGTTGTTTGACCAGCAACATAACCGACTGCTACAGACAAAGTAGCTTGTGATGAATTACCAGAACCGCCTCCAATAGCTACTGATCTAGCACCTTGTGTTGTAGTACCAGCAGCGTAACCGACTGCTACTGATTCAGTACCTTGTGATGTTTGACCAGCAGTATTACCAATGGCTACCGAATCAGCACTTTGAGTTGTTTGACCAGCACTAAGGCCAACGGCTACTGATCTAGTAGCTTGTGATGTATTACCAGCATTACGACCAATAGCTACAGAATAATCAGCTTGTACCGTAGCTCCGCTTCCAGCACCGTCACCAATAGCTATTTCACCACCTTGTGCGTTCGATTTTACAGAAATGTATGGGGTGGTAATTTGAGTACCATTTGAATAGGCATTTCCGGTTAAATATAGATTATCAACATTTATTAAGTCACTTTTTACAACATAACCTGTTGCCCCATCACTTACAATTTTTGGTGAAATCATATGTTGGAGTATATTTTGCATATCACTCCCAGAAAATGGATCATTACCAGGCCCAGTGCTCATTTGTTAATATACATATGAAACCGTTTAATTCCTTTTCCCGTTATTATATCATGGAGCCTCTCTTCGACCCCTCTACTGTAAGTTTAGGTGAACGTTATACTTTGTTCCCTATTTCTGCTAATGATCAGGATTTGTATAAAATGTATAAAAAACAAGTAGCTTCTTTCTGGACAGCAGAAGAAATTGATTTCAGCAAAGATAAGGAAGATTGGGAGAAGCTAACAGAAAATGAAAGATATTTTATTAAACATATTTTGGCATTCTTCGCTGGTTCAGACGGAGTTGTTCAGGAGAATTTAGCAACTCGTTTTCAAAAGGAAGTTCAATCTCCAGTAGCAAGATTGTTTTATGGAATGCAGAATGCTATGGAAGGAATTCATTCTGAAACCTATTCGTTACTGATTGATCAATATGTCAAAGATAAAGATGAACAAATGAAGTATTTCAGAGCTATTGACGAAATTCCAGCTATTCGAAAGAAGGCACAGTGGGCTATTAAATGGATTGAGTCACCTACAGATTATGCTACAAGATTAGTTGGATTTGCCTGTGTAGAAGGTATCTTCTTTAGCGGCTCATTCTGTGCTATTTATTGGCTAAAGAAACGCGGATTATTACCAGGATTAACGTTTTCAAATGAACTCATTTCTCGAGATGAAGGTCTTCATACCCAATTTGCGATAGCTATGTATCACAAACTTCAAAATAAATTATCATCCGAAGACATTGTTACTATTATCAAAGATGCGGTTGAAGCTGAAACTGAATTCATTACAGAAGCACTTCCTTGTTCACTAATTGGAATGAACGCAAGAGATATGATACAATATATTCAATTTGTAGCTGATAGATTGGCTGTACAGCTTGGATGTCCTAAGATTTATAAAGCATCCAATCCGTTTGATTTTATGGACTTGATTTCACTTGAAGGAAAGACGAATTTCTTTGAGAAGAAAGTTAGTGAGTATTCTAAGCCAGGTGTAGGAATGAGTTCACATGATATGGAAATTCGATGTGATGAAGAGTTTTAACGAATATAATTTGGACGATAGTTATTATTTCGAACACTATTTCCCATTTCATATCTAACAAATGGTCCAGTTAGTGGACTTGCAGTTTTATTAGTAAATGATGGTAGAAAATCAGTTAATCCCGCACTAGTTGGTACATACTGATAAAGATGTGTTATTACTTTTTGATTGCTAGTTCTTACTTGTGCTGATACAGCACGCATCTTATTCTGACTTGTAAATGCCGACGCGTCTGGTGTTGGCATTCTTTACGTTTAAACAAAGAAGGTTTCTTCACTACAATTCATAAATGGACTTTATTAACGCCGCAGTTGTTGTTCTTGCGTCTATGATTTTTGTACTCTCGGGTATGATGGGATATTTATTCTGGCAACAAAACCGTCTTCTTCAACATGTTCAAGGGCTTGCGATGGCAGTTTCAACCGCATTGACCCCTCCTCAACCAGTCGAACCTGTAATTGAACAAGAACCAGTTGAAGAAGAGGATGACCGTGTTTCTGTAGATGAAGATGATGTTGAAGTAGTAGAAGGACCTCCTCCAGCTAAGACTGAGGCAGAAAAGGTCGATATTGATGATCTACAAGATAAGACGGTTAAACAGTTACAGGAAATTCTTTCAAAGAAGGGTATTCCATATGGAAAGCGAGATTCTAAATCAGTTCTTCTTCAACTACTAAAAGCTACCGCTTAAGAATAATGAGGATTCAAAATAAATTTTTGGATACATTAGCAGGTAGCCATAAAACAATACTTTGCTTTGATTGTGAGTTTTGGAGAATATATGGTAATAAAGGATATCATGGAATTCCAAATACAGATGAATTCTTTATGCCTCGAGAAATAGGTGGTTTTTACCTAACAAAAAGTACAGATGGAACATGGGAGTATCATAAACATTTTTTTGTAACATTATCACCTCCTGATTTAGATGTTTCATTTATATCTTCTATATTTGCGACGGTTAATCAAAAAACAGCAGAAGAATTGGATATAATTCAAGCTTCTTTAGTTATGCCCTGGAGTTCTGCTTATAAACGCACGTTGCCTGAAGAACAACATGCTATTCTTGAAGAAGGAATTAATTCATATTTGAATGATCCAAATATCAAAAAGCATCACAAACCAAAAAGTTGGTATAACAAATTTTTAGAAATATATTCTAACTCGTTAATTATTGTCAAGGGTAAAAGTGATATAGAAGCAGTTGAAAACGCGTGTAGATATCATAATATTACATATAAAGAACCTCTTGATATTTTTGATATCGCATATTGGAATAAAAAGAGTCATGAAAAATGTGGAACTGCTAAATTAGAAGGTACTTATACATGTATAGTAAACGAAATTCCTGATGAAACTGGTAAAAAAAGACATCTACGCGAGATTCTTCCATTAGGTGAAGCTCATGATCCATCATCGGATGCTGCTATGACCTTTTTAGTTGCTCTTTACATCACATCAGTTAATCGAATGTGAAAATTATCTGTTATTGAAATACCTTTAGGTCTAAAACCATACTCTCTCCATGTATCATAGAGTATAGGATTATTATACATCATTAATGTGATACAATGTTTTACCATATCCACATTAACATTGACAATATCTCCATCAAATTCTTCATATATTTCACGTTTAATAGCTTCTCCAAGAATTTCTTGAGTGTATGCATTTATATTCGCAATTGCGCGTGTTCCATTTTTTAAGCTATTGCTTATAAGAACCTCAAAACTGTAAGTTCTTGTAAGAAACATTTTTTAACTTATGGATGGAATAACAAAAAAATTTATCCGTTTTTATAAATTAGTACTCTTTACCGTTTTCATCGTAATCGATTCTACCGACTTGTTTGAAAATTACAGCCCAATCACTAAAATATTTTAATGTTTTTAAATTTGGAAATGTCCAAACATCTTCAAATCTTGAAAGATTGTCATCATCTTCTGCATCAACCTTAAGTGTTCCATATCTAGACTTGATATCCATTGAAAGACTAAATGTGATTGTATCAAATTCTGCTGCCTTAAGCATTTCATTTATAGTTTGTTGAATTCCCGCAACTTGTTCTTTTGTTAAATATCGCAAATCTACAAGTTTACCTTGAAGATAAATAATAACATCGTAATCAATTGAACAACCGTTGCAAATCATTTTGTTTGAGATTTAATAACGTAAAAAATATAAAATCCGTTTTTAATTATTCATCAACCTCTATCGAATTAAATGCTATTGCCGTCTCTACAGATAACTTTTTCAAATCTTCAATTAAGACCTTTTCTGAAACTTTCAGAGTTTTATGAGCTTTATATCCATCTCTGAAAATTTGAAGAAACATTCTTATATGTGGCTTAAATGTTTCATTGTCATCAGGCCACAATAAATATGCGAGTCTCAAACAACCTTCTATAATACGTTCATCAGACAGATAATCTCCTAAATATTCTAAATCTCTTTCTGCGAATTCATATCCGCGTATAAAATATTCACTTAAATCACCTGTTTCAATAAACATAGGTTCTGACATTTTACTTTTGAAGGCAGAGTTTATACTTTAAATACAATTCGTTTTAACAAGTAATGAAGTTAGTTTCATTTGATGTGGGACTACGCAATTTAGCTTTTTGCGTACTTGAAGGTACTACCAGAAGAGATGTAACAATTGTACATTGGGATTTAATTGATGTAATGGCAGAATCAGCAGGACACGATGGGGCAAAATGTTTCAAGTGTAAAAAACCAGCTAATTGGATGAAACACGATGGTTCTGCGTATTGTTGTAAACTTCATAGACCTAAAGGAGCAGGCAAGCCACCGACTAAAACATCATTAAATAAGAAAACACTTGAAGAACTAAAAGTTGAAGGAACACAACGTTCACTAACTGGAACTACTAAAAAGGAATTAGTTGAAAAATTGTATAACTTTTATTGTGAGAATGTTTGGAAACGTTGTGTTAAATCCGCAAAACAGATATCGGTAGTTGATTTAGCCGATCCAATTGCCAAGTGTTTAGAATCTCGTCGTGATTTATGGGAGGGAGCTGATTTAATTTGTTTCGAACAGCAACCTGATAAACGTATGTTATGTGTTCAAGCTATGTTACATATGTGGTACGTCTGTCAAGGTTATAAATGTAAAGGTGTATCAGCAGTTCATAAATTAACAAACATGATAACAGTTCAAGATTCAACTAAGACATATAAAGGTCGAAAAAGTACTGGAATTATTCATGCTAAAGAGCTTGTACCAACTGAAGAATTGAAAGAATATATGATGAAACATCCTAAACGAGACGATCTTGCCGATTCCTTTTTACAAGGATTGTGGGTATTAGAAAATAATAAATGAAGAAAGTTATGATTTATGGAGAACCAGCTTGGGCTGTTGGGCGTATTCATAAAAATATAGAAAAATATTTATCCGATGAATTTGAATTTATTTACTATGATTGGGCAAACACATACACATCAAATTTAAATGAAGTATTTGAGTCAGTAGATTTAGTTTTAAGCTTATTTATGGGACAGCCTTATTTAGATAACTATAATCCACTATTTAACAAGAAAAAGTGTATATTTGTAGCTCATGGATTTGAAGAAATGAATGGACCAACACCATCACCTTTTGCCACATATGGAATGGTAAGTCGTTCAATAGAACATTTATTTCCTTCTAATTTGAAACCATTTTTCACACCTAATTGTGTCGAATTAGATGATTTTAATTATAAAGAACATTCAGGATCAACAAATGTTATCGGATGGTGTGGAGCTCCTCGTGTTTGGTTCAAACAGTTTGACTGGGCTCGCGAAATAGCTAATCAGTTTGGAACTAAATTACAAGTTAGTTCAAAGGTTCCCTTTGAAGATCCAATTGATTGGAGACCGTTAACTTACGATGAAACAAAAGAGTTTTATTCAACTTTAGATATTCTTTTAATTACTTCGATTCCAAATGGGGAGTCCGAAACAGGCCCATTGCCTGCCTTTGAAGCTATAGCAAGCGGTGTTTTAGTAATTGGTACTCCTGTAGGTAATTTTAAAGAAGTGCCTGGTCCAAAATTTTCTACAATTGAAGAAGCAGTTTCAATTTTGAGTGATCTAAAATATAACCCTGAAAGAGTTAAACAATTAGCAAAAGAACAGTATAAATGTATTGTAGAAAAGTGGAACTATAAAGTTGTTTCCGAACAATGGAGAGAAATGTTTCGTTCTGCTTTGAAGAATGCTGAATCTACTTAATATAATGAAGCCTACAATTCTTATATTCGATCAAGGAATTGGAGCGGTTCGAAATGTACATACAGATTTAGAACCATATTTGATAGATGAATTTAACATTATCTATCATGATTGGCATTTTACTGATGATGAGTTTTATAATAAAGAAAAAAATGCCGATTTAGTGATGACAGGATTAGATGGTTATTTTTATTTAAAAAATGTGTTTCCGTTTGATCATTTCAAAAAATATGTATTTGTAGCTCATGGATATCCTGAATTTACCCAACCATTACCTGATGGATTAACGTATGGAATGACAAGTTATGTTATAACTCATCTTTTCCCAAAGAATTCTTCTATTTTTCTTGTAAAAAATGGAGTAAATCATACTAAATTTGATTATGTAAAAAGATCTGGAGAAATTAATACAATTGGTTGGTGTGGGCGTTCTTCATTTCCATCTAAACGTTTTTCAATGGCTTCCAAAATATCAGAGGATACACAAATACCGCTTTTAGAGATTAATGGAAATCAATGGATAAGTCGAGATGATGTTAAAGAATGGTATAAAAAGATTGATGTTTTATTAGTAACATCTGGACCAGAAGAATGGTGTGAAACAGGACCATTACCTGCCTTTGAAGCTATAGTATCTGGTGTTATAGTTATTGGAACTAACGTTGGTAATTTTTCTTGTATACCAGGTCCAAAGTTTTCAACCGCTGAAGAAGCAGTTGAAATTTTAAATGATCTTAAACAAAATCCCGAAAAGGTCAAACAAATAGCAAAAGAACAGCATGAATGTGTAATGAATTATTGGACTTATGAGAAAAGTGCTTGTCAGTGGAAACTTTTATTTAATAAAGGTTTGGAGAAGGCGCGTTATAGTTTTCAGAACCGACTCGTTTAGATGAAATAAATGGATGTACTAGGAGCAGATTTTTTAACAAATGGTGCTATGTCCAGTGTTAACTTTGATCTTCCAAAAGAAACCGTTGTATTCGATCTTCCGACGGTAGATCTTGATTCACCTAAACTTGTCCCCTCAATTGAACATGTTGGTTCACTTCGAACAAATGATGGTCTCGAAAATATGAATGCTGAGTCATATTTCCCTTCGAATAACTCGAGAAAGATGTCAGACGAACATCTACTTCGCGAAAAATACGATATGCTTCGTAAATTTAAACGTTTTCAAGCCGCTGGTCTTCCAATGCGTAAGAATTTTACACTTGAATCACCTCTTGAAGAAATGCGAATGGAGCTTGAGTTCATCAAGAAGGAGAAAGATATGGATGCGACCATCAAACAGTTCTGCGACTGGTTTATCACAGGAATGTCTGCTATGGAATGGAGTTCTAAAAATGTTCCACTAATTAAAGCATTTGGTCTTCGTCTTGATGGTCTTTCCGAATCAGCTCAGATGAATGTAGTTGATATGGAAGAAGATTTTGAAGAATTATACGATATGTATGGTGAATCGATTAAAATGCATCCACTTGTTCGTATTCCTATTCGTACATGTATGATGGTCTATATGGTTCATTTAACAAATCAGATGACTTTGAAAGCACCTATTCCTAATATCGATGAAGTTCTCAGAACAAATCCTGATATTGCCCGTCAATTAGCTACCGCAGCTATGCAACAACAAACGCAAACTATGAAAAGCGGTGGAGCGCCACCTCCATCGTCAAATCCTCTATCAGGTCTAGCTAACTTTATGAGCGGAATGGTACCACCACCTCCTCAACAAACAAATGTACGTCCTCAAGTTCCTGCTTCAATTAAGTCACCTGTAAAGCTACCTCAGCAACGTCCTAATCCTACGCCACAAATAGCTCGTGCTGCTCCTCCACCAACTCCTGTTCGAGAAATGAAAGGACCTGAAGTAAATATTGATGATCTTCTTAGAAGCGTTAATGCCAGTGTTGAAACTAAGAAGGTAAATACAACTTCTACAAAGAAAGGTGGTTCTACAGGTAAGAACAGTGTTTCTATTCGTCTTTAACTTGTAGGTCCTTTATAAGGTAAATCACTTACATCATCATCAATTCGAGATTGAAAATAATCTAAAAATAACGGATTCCATTTTTCTTTATCAATCCATTCATACATACCATCTTTATTAATTTTAATTAAATTGCGTATATCAGGTTCATTATCAATTATTTTATGACGTTCAACATATTGACGATTAGTTTTTGATCCATGATATAAATGTTGAATTTTAGATCCTGAATAATAAGTCATACGTGGAGCTGGTTTAGAGAAAAAATCATTGTAAACCGGCTTTAGACTTATAGGTAGTGATTTGAATATTTTAGGAAATGATTTTTTCATCCAGGCAGCAGATGAGAGTGTATCACCACTTCCACTTATTGCCCAATCAAAGAAACCAACTTTGCGATACCAATCTCTTCGAACTGCCCATCCAAATCCTGGATGATAATTATAATTCCAAATAGGTTCTTTCATAAATAAAACGCTTTTACGTGTTAATGTAACATTTGTATATGTTAAATCTAACCATTCACATGTTTCAAATGGTTGAACAACATCGTGGGTGTTTAACAATTTTGAAACATCAGAATACCAATTATCATTTAAAAATAGAACATCTCCATCAATAAATAATAATTTTTTATACTTAGATGGAATTTTAGTTTCAAGTATACGACACATACGTTCCTTATGAAACATATATGAATCACATCTTACATGAAACGCAGATAGTATTTCCGGTTCTTTATTTTCAAATACAAGTTCCAAAGTAAATACTGGTAATTTTTTTAGATGAAATTCGTTTACTGTATATAAATAATTCATAATAATACGCTTAGATCCCACTGGGTTGAAAATGATAAGACATATTGCCATGTCTTTAGACGACGATACCCCCATTATTTAAAACATAGGTTTTACACTTGTATCGTAAGCGGGAGCTTCAACTTTTCCATGTAATCCAGCAGCAATACGCATTTTATCATCATTTGTATCTGTAGACATCCCTTCGGTCGCAAAGGTTGATTTACCACGCAAGAATCCAGAAGCTAAAATTACAAAACAAGCTGTCAAAATAATTGAATTTACAAGATCACGTGTTCCAACAAAACATACAGCAAAAATAGTTAGACGACGAAGAAGGATATTCTTGCTATATTCTTCATCATTATCGCTAAATTCGTGAACTATATAACGACTTCCAACATTAAGCAACAACATCATCGCACCAAGTACGAATGGCGACGACGCAAAGGTAGCAATTTGTTCTTGAATCATCTCCTTACTCAAAAGACACTAAAGTTTTCAATCTTTACAGGTGCTGCTGGTTTTGGCTGTACAGGTTCTGAAGGCTTCTTATTTGATGCCTTACCATGTGATTGTGGGAGACGAACATCACCTTTTTTACTTCCAGTCATCTTTGCTAACATACCTGTAATAGCTGCTGGAGGAATACCGGCAGCCTTAGGTTGTGGTGACTGTTCTTTAGGATCTAAATATTCTAATGTTTTCGTAGAACTCATTACGTAAGCAATACCTAAAAAGATTCCAACTATCATGCTAGAACACATGGCTAAATAAAGAATTCCAAGAAGAACAACCCCATTTCCAATTGGATTAGATAACACTGACGCTACTACAGACGGAGGGGGGTGGGTAAAGAACGCAATATAAACAATTAAAAGCCCGACACCTGCTAATTCAATTGAAGATGGCTTCATTTGTTTGACACGCTTGTTAATATTTTTGTATGAGTCTTTCAACAAGTGAGATGGCAAGCCTTGAAGAAGTATGGGGTTCATCTTTTCCAAAAAAGCATTTTGATATGACATCAAAGCACGACGGTCCTCACCAAAAACGTGACCCTGAAAAAGAAGGACGTATACATCCAACCCCTATTCATAGAACAACAGCTGCTATACAAAAACACCGAAAAACAATTGACGACTTAACAAAGTCTCTTCCAATTGGTGGTTCTGATGAAGATATGGAATCAAATTATGGTCCAGCTCGTATCCAACCAACAAAAGAAAACATGATTGATTTTTCATCAACAAAGGGAAAAATAACAAATCCTTATTATCCTCGTGATGATGGTACAGACTTTGCTTATGCCCCTCCTGCTTTTCAGTCAGCTGCTCATGATATCAAACTCGATCGTATTCTACGTATGATAGAACAGAATCGAACCGGTTATGAAGCGGCTTCATCTCAAGATATGATGTTGTACATTTTTACTGGAATTTTCTTCCTATATACACTCGATACCTTTGTGAATTTAGGTCGTCGTATGAAGTAATTTAAGCACGGTTGTTGATTCTGCTTTCAAAAGATGAGAATGAATCAAAAACATTGTCAATGTATTCAATTTCAAGAGTCATTGAGAATGTTTGATAAGCACTCGAATACCAGTATAGAAATCCAACATTACCCTGTTGTGAATGAAGACGTGTTCGAATATGTAGACGATCTAAATTTTCAATTGGTGGTGTATAGTAGGAAATATTATCTTGATCTGAGTGATCATTATATTGAATATATCCACTTGTAGTAGGAACAGGAATCTTAGCAAATGTACCATCAACAAATGATGAACGATCTGCCCCAACACGTGTCTCATCCATCTTATTAAGTCCTTCAATATCAATTAGGAAATACGTAGCTGTAGACGCTGCTGCGTCAGGTCCAGAACCTGCTGAAGCTCCAAACCCAATTGTTCCTGATGTAACCGCAGTACCATATGAATGAGTAAATGCTGTGGCAATAGAAGGAAACTCAGCTGCCGACAGACGGATTGAAACGATATTCTTGTAAACACGTGGAAGATACACAACAAAATCTCCACCTGCTGTATATTTAGTTGTATCACGATCAGCTGAATCAATAAGAATTGTTTTCTTAACAGTTCGTAGCTCTTTTTGTGGCTTTGATGCCGACACAGTTACACCATTGTGGTCAAATGCTCGATTCATCTTTGTCTAATACAAGTTAAAAATCTTTACATTTTCAGCGTTTGAAACATATTAGTAATATCTTCTTCTTCATTTATATCTTCAACTGTAATGTTTATCATTCTTTCAACTGTTTTACAAAATATATAATAATATTCTAAGTTAAGTTCCGATGTTTTCCTATATGTGCTAATTAAATAATTCACTATATTGCTAGATTGTTCGTAAAGTTTATCATATTCTTCTTTATTAATTATAATTTCAGTTCCTTTTAACATATCTTTAGTTTCATTGTAACTAAGTAATAGATCAATGTGTTCTTGAATTGGAATTTCAAATGATTGTTTTCTGTTTTCTACAAAATCAATCGCATCAGTAATAATGTCTGTGTGATATTCTTTTTCTTCGTCTGTAAATGTTTGCATTTTTACTCTTTATAATCTTAATTTTCTTCTATTCGTTTTTACAGATAAATTAGCAACCATAGTAGTCAACTCATCTACACCACAATCCAATTTCTTAATGATATCTAAACATTGCTTTTGTTTTTTACAAAAGTCATGAAATATTTTTGTATTTATTACACCCTTTTCTTTCATTTCGGTTCGTAAGTGATTTAAAATACTTTCACTTTCAATCATAAGTTCACGAAATCTGTAATCTTTTATTGCCGGACTTGCCTTTGATAATTGTGGTAAATTGGCAATATAAGTTATAATCAAATCTTTAGATTCTTCCAGAAAGTCTTCAGTTACTGGACGATTCTCCACATAAAATTTGATACCATTTTCTAATACACTATAATGATGATCTCTATCTTCTTGCGTGTATTCACACAGGCTAGAGGAAGAACCAAGTAGATCCAACATCTTTGTTTAATTTCAAAGTATTTGAGTTAAATAATTTCGTTTTTAAACTTTAACAACAGAACTAATCAACCACACAAAAACAGAAGCGCCAAATTGTGCTAACATATAGGTTAGTGCTTTATTTTGACCTATCTTACCAGAAGCAAGAGTCATAGCAGTAATAGCTGGATTAAAGTGTCCGCCAGATATCTTACCACCAAGACCTACAGCTAAAGCAAGAGCCGATATCACAAAAATTGGATTTGTTGTAAAAGCAACTGCTCCTAAAAGCAACGATGTGCCGAGAAATTCTACAATAGCAGGTGTGTACATTTATATAAAGGATGAAATATTTAGTTGTAAAAGGATGGCTTGGGTTTGGCGATCGTATGGAAAGTCTACAAATGGCAGTTGATTTTGCCTTAAAGTTTAATTTACAAATATATGTTGATTGGAGAGATTCGATGTGGACACATGGAGATGAAGATTTTTATACATATTTTAAACTTGTAAATATTCCAGTTCTTAATTCATTGAGCGACATTCCAGAAGACGCATCCGTTTATCCAACATTTTGGAAAGGTAAACTTAACCAACAGTTATCTAATGAGTTTTTTAATGAACATATAAAAGAAGAAATGCATATTGGACAACTAACTAAAGAATATCCTGCTGATGTTATCGTTTCAACTTTAAATAATCGAACAATTTACAATGATTTAACTTTTTTTGCCAATGTATTTCGTGTAATTGATCCAAATGTTAAATCTAAATTAAATGAACGTAAACAAAAATTACCATTAGCAAATGCTTGGGGAATTCATATTCGAGGAACTGATCGAACAAGTAGTAGAAATAGAGATTTATCGATTCAAGCAATTGCTTCAAATGTCGCAATGCATGGTGGGCTAAATGGTGTAAAGATGATAGCTGTTTCAGATGATAAAGAATGTTTGGCAGTATGGAAACGTTTTTATCCAAATACAATTGTGGCAAGTGAACTATCTATTTCTCAAAGCTCATTAAAAGGAAATCATAATCTAACAAAAGACTCTCTTAGTGTTTCAAAGTATGAAATGAATGTTGATATGTTAACCGACTTTTTCACTCTTGCCAGTTGTTCTCAAATTTTTTCAACATTTAAATCAGGTCGTTTTTTTCAAGAAGCGCGTAGATTATCACCTCACATAAATAAAATATTACAATAATGAGTAGATTAAATGAATCTTTATCGGTTATGAAACAATTGTATGATTTAGGATTTGATAGAGAGTATCCTCCTCTCAAAGAAATTTCAAAAAAGCTTTCTGATTATGTAAAAACAGGAAAGGCTGAAACATTTACAGTTAGCTTTAAAGAATACGGTCGTATAGCTCATGTTGTACTTCCTGTTTCTTCTGATTCTCGGATTCACTTGACTTTAAAGGTAATAAATTACTGCGACAACTAAATGCTAAACAACCGAATGTACATAGTAAGATAGTACAGAATACTCCAAGAGCTAATTTTTCATCGGTATCCATTAAGTAAAAATGGATAGAAGTATGAAAATATAAGATTAAAGTAATGGCACTCACATTGGGTGGATATCAAATCGCAAAGAAAGATATTGAACACTTACATCATACAAAAGGAACACTTACTGTGAAACCTCACATTCCTTCTGT